GATTATGCCGGAAAACCCATGTTGATTGCCAGGCATGATTCTATTGATCTAAACGTGTTCCTGGCTGCGTTTGACAATATCCAGAGGCATAAAGGGGATGAGTTCCCCCTATATCGATTGTTTTTCCACCTTTTTCCGCCTCTGTCAAGGATTCGAGGGTTTAGGGGGGCAGTATGCTCTGAATTGGTGGCTAAATTCTTCTATTTTGCGGGTATTTTCGATTATTGGATAGGAGTAACCCCTGACGATTTATCCGATAATTTTCATCATTGGAAAGGCTTTAAAATTGTATTCGAGGGGCTACTGCCTGAAAAGGAGAAAGCATCATGATTTCAATAGATTTTAAGAACTTCAACGAGAGAGGTTTGAAGAAGGTTATCAATGCCTTCGAGAAACAGGATCTTCACATCAAAGAGGTGGTTGCCAACAACCGACCTAAACGGGAGTCTGGCTACCAAACAAAGGCAGCCACTTTGCACTTTGAAAGTGGGCAGAAACTACTTTTGAAAGCCAAAGCCAATGGTTCTATTTTCCAGGTGAAGCTAAACAACAAAGCTATCCCCATTAAGCATGTAGACGACCTGAAAAAGGCGGTTGGGGAAGTCATCACTTTTGTCAAAAAGAATGAGCCCAAATTCCTGAAACAGCAACAAACGCGCTTGGCAAAGAAGAGGGTCCAGATCCCGAAACCGAAACCAGCCACAACAAGCGCGAAAAAACAGTTGGAACAAGTTTCGGGGGCCTTGACATCAGCAAAAGAAGAAAATGAGGCCCTTGGGGAAGAATTACAGGGTTTAACTGAAGAGATTGAAGATAAACAAACAACCTTGGCCAATTTACGGGCGCGGCTTGACGAGGAAACACAGAGGTCTGAAACTCTCCAGGCAGAATTGGACGCCCTAAAGGAGGCAGCATAATGAATCCAATAAGTGAAGGTATAAAGGTAAACATGACGCTTGATTTACTCGCAAAGCCGTTCTCCGACAAGGATTTGGCAGACATCTATTACAAGCTGTCTGCTGATGCGGAAGATGAGGCACTTTTGTGTGAAACCGCGACCATGGACGAAATCGAGACAGAATACAACCCAGGTGTTGAGATGCTCCTGGAGGCCGTGATTGTGCGTAAGTTCTCCCAAACTAAACGGAGAATGGCTGCGCTGGTCCGGGCATTGAACAAGAATTTTGATGAGATTACCGCACAGGAGGCCATAATTGGTAAGGTCAAGAGATCCGGCCTTTTCGCGTCAATCACTGTCCAAATCCCGCTTTCAGACGGGCAGGTAATCAGTATCGTTTTCCATTCTCCTGACGACGATAATCTCAAAATTATGCCCGATGACAAGATCATCGCTTTCCGATGGCTACTGAACAAGCGCGATATTACACAAGCTGTTTCGCCTGAAGAGGACCGAGAGGTCTCCTTGGAGCAAATTTCAAAGCGGATTACTCAGATCGCGGCCAAGAACTCCGAACGATTCCAGAAACGCCAAAAAGAGGTGGGGAAACAAAAAGCCGAATTGAGGACGGCTCAGGCAGATCTGGAGATTACCTCGGCCGCACGGGATGACCTCATGATGGAAATCACGGCGCAAAGGGAAGACTCCGAGGACATGGATATGACCATCAAAAACGTACAGGCGCAACTTAGCGCGGCTATTGCGCTAAATGCGGATCTGCAAAAACAAATTGATGGCTGGAAGGCGGCGGAAGAAAAAGCGCGGGAGCAGGAAAAAGCGCGAGAGGAAGATGCCGCTATCGCCGCCCTTGAACGGGAGGCTCTGGACCTGGGAATGACGGAAGTGAATATCCAGGCAGTGATAGAAGATAAAGGGGTCGATGGACTCCGACGGATAATACAGGACTTGCAAACAAAGCGAGGATACGACGAAGAAGCGGCGGAAAGGCTTAGGCTTGCAAATATTGGCAGAGAAAAGATCCCTGGTATCCGTTTAGGGAATGCGGAATCGGCTGGGCGAGTATGGGAGTATTTCCAGAACGGGAAAATGACACAAGAAGAATGGGATAAATATGTAGACGACATGTATGTCCGTGGGTATGCGAACCGGCCGGAACCTACCCCGGAGCCCGGACCGGAAGTGGATGTCAAGATAAATGATATGGTGCGTTATGAAATGCCTGATGGGAAATCATATAAGGGTTGGATTAAAGAGATCACAAAAGATGATGTTTCTGGAAAGGTTCAGTATCAGATCCAAACAAATGCAGGGCAAAAAATCGCGGCATGGGCGCATGAAGGAACCATTACAAAATTATCAGAAGCGATGACCTCGGAAGAGTTGCAATTGCAATTCGATAAGGTCGAGCAAAAAATGGAGGCACGGGGATATGTCATAGATCCAAATGCCGGGGGCTCTGTGAGCGGACAATCCATCCATACCGCATTTGATCTGAAAGGCGAAAATGGCTTTGAGTCGCGAATCCAAGTTCATTTGTATCTCACTCCAATAGATAGCTCTTTCTTGGCAACTGTAAACAAAGAATCTAAATCCTTTTATGGTGAAAAATTCCATTCGGATATAGAAGCAGCCGTGGATGCTGCGATGGATTATGTCGATACATACAAGGGGATGGGCAACGTGAAACCTTCATTAGTCGAAAAGGTTCGGGCCAAATTTGAAAACCGGACTACAGCGAGTCTAAAGCGATCTCTCGAAACTAAAAAAGGCAATATTGACGATGAGAGCATCGAGTTTACGAGACGAATGGGAGAAGAGGGTAAAACGTGGAAATTTGATGGGAATGATAAGGTGGCTATATCCCACGCAAGTGAACCTACCCCCGAACCTGAGCCAGAGCCGGATCAGGAAAAAGCACCCGAGCCCACCCCAGAAACCGAAGAACCCGAGGCAGTCAAAATGCTGAACCGTATTCTTAACGGGGACCTGGATGACGACCCGGACGCCATTGACAGAGTACTGGACCAAGCAGCTGATGAGCTGGAAAATGCTGGCCGTATGGAAGAGTTTGACGATCTGCTAAACGAAGCAGCGGACCACTATACTGTGGTCCTTGAACAAATGAAGGAGGCAGCATAACTATGGGTTTATCTTTCAAGCAAAAACGGGAATTGCAAAAGGTCGTAGCGGCCAAGATGGACGAACTGAAGGCAGGGAACCTGTCATTTAAAGAGAAACGTGTAGCGCAGAAGGAATTGAAAGACACCTTTGAAAAACTGTCCGTGAAAATCAAAGAGAAAGACACGGGCGAAAACGAAAAGCTTAGGGAACTTGTGGCTGGAAAGTACAACAATCTGAAACCGTTGGAGTTTGTAGGTGTTTTGAAAGAAATAGTTTCGGAGATCAAAGATGTCGAGCCCATCAAACCCCCGACCATTAACTATTGTGATGCAAACCAGGATAAGATGGTCAAGGATGCGGATGCGGCGGTTATGGAAAGCGCCTTACGGGAACTGGTTAATGCCTACTAATCCGTCGATCAGAATTAAACCCTATACTGACCCGTCTTCATATCGACAACATATCAAGATCTCTGAGTCCGTAGGAGATATTCTTGACCTGTTTCGAAAGATTTTCCCTGATGTGAAGCGGGCGTATAAAATAGGGCTCGACAGGGTTGGCCTGGAAAGCGCCATGATTATGAAAAGGAAGTACACGGAATTCTATACGACAGAGCATCTTGAGCGCCGGTATCAGCTGGGCCATGATCTGAAAAATTTTGTGCAGGACCCAAATGCAGAAGCGATGACCGTGGTCGCCCGTGTTGATATTACGAAATTGAGGTATGACCTGGAATCCGTACCAAATCCTGAGCAAATTGGAACCATACTAAATCAAGAATTCTCGAAAAGAAGTCAAGAGGCGGTTTCTGAAGCAGATCTTGACGGGCTGCTGACACACGAAACAGAGATCCTGAAGAAACAGGATGAGATTATTAAAAAATTTGCACCACAGATAGACGCGGCCCGGGAGACGTATGTGGCAGGACTTGACGATTACGCTAACCGGCTTTCGGCGCTGAATACGCAATATGACCACCTCCGTGCGGAAGCAATTGATATTTCGTTTGATGCTCAAGAACATCAACGATATGAAGAGCTTAAATTGCAAGCAGGGGAAATTGCCGACGATATCGCGAAGTTACACGATGAAGCACTACGATTTGAGCTGAAAAATAAGCCCAAAGCACTCCATCTATTACAATCTCGGCAAGATAGGGAGCTCAGACCCTTATTGGCTCAACACCATGACGTGCAACGTGAATTTTATGCCCGTGTGGCAGATGAGATCTTGCAGGCGAGCCCGGTGTCTGAATCACAGGCCACAGTGTGGGCCGATGCCCAGGAGGTGAGCCCGGCCGCGGAAAGGCGACTTAAGACACAAGGGTATCTGATTGAAGACGTTCGCAAGGATATGGCCGAATTCTATCGGTTGACCGGAGGCCGCCTGCCTTATGTGTCTATTGTGACGGAAGGCAGGCGGAGAGCATGTGCCTGGATGAAGAACAACAAAGTTTCGATAGACGGAGATTTTAGCAAGGTAACTTTATTTCATGAAATGGCCCATCTACTCGAAAACGATCAACCGATAAAGATGTTGTCAAATCAGTTTTTGGCTAACCGTTGCGCTGGGAAATCCATCAAGCCCCTAAGCAAGCTGGACCCCGGAAAACGGTATAGAAAAGATGAGCGAGCTTATGAGGATGAGTTTTTTTCACCATACATTGGCAAGATCTATCCCGATGCGATCACCGAAGTGATGTCCATGGGCGTCCAGATGTATGCAAAACCTCAATCTCTCGGACGACTATATAAGGACGATCCCGAGATGTTCCATATAATCAACGGTCTTCTGCTTTCACCCCCCCCCATCAAAATGCTGGAGGAACGGGTTGAAATGGGGGGTAAGCACTTACAGAGAGTACAAAGAAAATCCGATTTTTACGATGAGTTATCCAAAAAATCCGGTTCCGGCAAATTCCTGGAAGGAAATGAACACAGGGTTCAGGTCATACCCATAGCGAAATTCGGCGGGAAGCGCCCTTCTCACTACAGAGTACATGCCAGTGTGAATGAGAATCCCGATGAGATGGTACGACTGTTGTTTGGGACCAAGAGTAATGCCTATGGGTTTGCATACCTGTGGTTGTTAGATAATCATACGCATACTAAACAGGCGTTATATCAACTCATGGAAACCGTCTTGAAAAGCATTGTCCCCAATTGGTACAAAAATCCCGAAAACCCAAAGAGCCTGGACCATATACCGGAGTTGCCGTAATGGAAATAGAAATTAAAACGCCATATCTTTTTATAGTGCAGGCCCCGTTAGGTGATGTGCTGATAAAACTGCCTGTAACGGAATGGCATATCGCGAAAGATGTCGAAATGAGGGGTTCAGGGATAGCTGTCAGGATGCTAAGGGAAGATATGCAAAGCGCCATTGGTATGTACGGCACTCTGGTAAATATTGATCGAGCAACCCCTATGGGCATAAGCGCGGCACTTGCAGATTTATCGCAGAGGAAGCTTATTATCAGCTTTTCAATTATTGGCTACGTCCCGAAGGAATCCCCGGCCCAAGTGGGCGATGACGGGGAAACCCGGGAAGAAGAACGGGACGATGATGGTATAAAAGAATAACACCATAAAAAAGGAGAATTACAAAATGTTGAAATCAACCATTACAGTTGTGAATGCCGGTGGAGAGGCAGAAGATATCATAGGTAAAGGGTTTCATGTGTATTGTGCAGGGAATGCAACCACGACCTTTGACATTGATTCGAGTTTGGCCGCGGCCGCTGTTTTGAAAATTAATAGTGAATCCAATTTATTGTCTGCATCGGCTGGGGCCGCAACTGATGACGGCGTAAACCCGGACCCGTTGAGCAATATCCCGTATTTTGAGAAGGGGGAAGCGGGTGGGGTCGCGTCTCTGGACTCCGATGGCCATGTGATCGAACCTCTCGCTGTGGATAGCGAAGAAGAGAACCTTCTGAAACGTGAACTGAAGGCGGGGGAGTCCTATTCCGGGACCGTAGCCGCCCTGATCGCCAAAAATTATATGGAGGACGATAGTGTTGTCGTTGACTCCGACGAATTCGCTGGCCTTGCTGTTTTCCTGAAGCAGTTGGCTGCCTTGGCGGGTGGTGCCAAATCTGCCCTTTTGTCCCTCCATCAACATTCCGGAAGTTCTGTTGTGATTGATTTCGGATTGCGTCTCTTTGGAAATCTGGACGTTGGTATCCAATTGACCGGTGGGGAAAGCGCTATTGGGATGGACCTCAGTAATCAAACCATTACCGAAGCTGACTTTAAGAACTCCGCAGGGAAACGGACAGCCTATAACACAGCGGCCCCCGACAGCGGCGCATGGGTGCAGGGCGATATCGTCTTCAATACGGCCCCCACGGCTGGCGGGAATATTGGATGGGTATGTACAGAAGCCGGGGAGCCAGGGACCTGGAAAACCTTCGGTGTGATAGAAGGGGCAGAATAAGCGGAGATTATAGGGATGTTTGTTAGCCCAAAAGCGACCCAAATTTTTGAAGGGGCCTCATACCTACAGGGCCTCAAGCCTACCGAAATGGTCATGCCTGCTCAGGACAATCTTCAGTGGGTCCTGGCCAGGCAGGCAAACTATGTAGATGCCATGTTCCGGCCGGATACGGGATGGATCGCCTTTTTGTGGGGGCGAGCGGGTTCTAAATCCTCCGACTATATGGACGGGTACGGCATTGCTAATATTCTTGCTAAGGGGGGTGCTTCCACGGAAGATGATCTTATGCAGGCCGTGGAATCCCTTGCGAGAGGCCGCATAAAGCGGAAGTACGGTCCTCCCGGGAACAAACGCATAGAGATCATATGGCAGGGTTTTATCTCGCTTTTGGCATGGCATAGGGGTCGAAAAACCTGGTACCTGGCCGGGTGGCCGGGTTTGGTTGTGGAACCGGAAGAGGATCCTGTTATCGAATCGGCCAAGATCGACCGTGAGGCCGATAATGCCGCGTCTTCGCCGAAGAACGATGAACCCGAACCCACGGAAGCGCAAAAGAAATCTGGGAACTACAAGAAAGGCCATGTCAGAATCTTGGGGCTGGATATCGCCATTGAGAACCCGGCAGGGTCCGACCGATCCGGGACAGACCAAAACGGGAAGAAATGGACTTCGAAGATACATCACCACTATGGTTATATCAAGCGCAGTGAAGGCAATGACGGTGACCATGTAGACGTGTTTCTTGGACCGGACCCAGAAGGCGCTGACAAGGTGTTCGTCGTGAACCAGATCAATCCCGAAACAAGGAAGTTTGACGAGCACAAGTGTTTGATGGGATTCGAGACCGAAAAAGAGGCTAAGGCAGCCTATCTATCCAATTATGAGAAAGGTTGGAAGGGATTGGGGAGTATGGCCGAAATGACGGTTGATGAATTCAAGGACTGGCTAAAAGCCGGGAATACCAAAAAGCCTGTTGGGGATGCGGTACTGGAATCAGCGGGTGATTGGAAAACCCAAATTCGAAACGCGAAAACCCTGGATGATATCCTGGTGGTTTTTGACGGGTTGTTTGGATGGGACACTCTGGTTCGTGAAACCCTTAAAATTCTTTCCAAGCTGGAACGAACATTAAAAAAAGACAAGGGCTTTGAGATAGAAAATGCTTTGTACTCCGAACTGGAATCGCATATCAGAAAATTAAGAGACCAAGATGCATTAGACGAAAACACTATTAAAAAAATAGAGAATTCAGGGGTTTATGATTACGACAAGGAATCTTTTTTCAAGATTGTAGGCAGGAACGAAAAACCCTGGAAAAAAATAATCCGTGGTGAAATGGGTAGCAACCCGGATAACGAATCGAAAGCAGCGTTGGAGGCGCTGTTGGTTTTCGTAGAAGCAGCAGATAGGGCGGAAGAAGCAGGTTACGGACCCGTCAGTTACACCGAAGACGGCGGAATTATGATTAGTGATCTGTCTCCCAACTATCTTTTCGAACCCAAGGAAAAACTGCAATCACGTCTACTTGGATTACAAGCAATTGCCCCCGACCAAGTGAAGGCCCTCATTACTCATGACTTGAATAGTGGTGAAATTAAAAGCATCGAAAAAGTTTTGAGTGCGATAAGGGGAGAATCACTGAAAGAAAAACCCAAACAACCCTGGGAGATGACAAGTGAGGACTTTGCAAATATCCAATTTGCTACGAATCTATCTCTTAAAAAAGATAAGTTCCCTGCCTACAATCGTTACACAAAAGCTAAAAGGGATGCAGTTATCGCAATGTCGGATGTTATCAGTGGTTCACCTTCCGGTAGCCAGGCAAATGAAAGGGCAGTTAACAAAGCGGCGCAAGAAGCAAGAGAAGAGATTGATGCAGCGTTTAGTGACGGATCGTTTGACCTTTTGACCCTCTCTCATGAAGAACAAGTAACCATGGCATATCAAATGGGAAAGGACATCCCTGAATCAGTTTTAGCCGAATACCCGAACATCAAAAAACTGCGTGACCTGGATAACAGCCCTCCCCCGCTGCGAAAAGTAGGCGAAAAACAAGACATATTGGGATTGAAAGATGCGGTTGTCACGCATGCGATCCGCTTAGATGACGTGGATTACGAACTTTACAAGGATGAAAAGACCGGCACCGGCGCATGGCGGATATTTGATGCAGAGTCCGGGAACGTGGTCGGGATCGGAAAACACCCTGAATTTTTAAAGTCCCTTGCCAAATATGCCGAAATGGTCAATCAAAACGGCGGGACCCTCAAAGAAGCAAGGCAGGAAAAAGGGCCCCGCTTCAATATCGGGGATTATGTCCGACCCACGAAAGAAAGCGGCCTGAATCCTGAGTTTTGGGGCGGTGAAATCACCCATATAACCAGGAGTGAGGGTGTGGAATACATTGCCGTGAACGGTCAAGGGCAGCATTACCCTGAAACAGACTTCGAGAGGTCCCAAAAGCCTACCGTAAAATCCATGGTCTCCGGCATGAAGGCCATAGTCTCCCTGGAAGATGAAAGGCTGCAGGATGTACCTGAAGGCTGGATTATTATGAATGCCCCAAGGCCTCTTATAGGGGATAAGGAATGGCAGGGGGATTTCCGCCATGGTGTGTTTTATGCGGCCATTGACCCGAATAACGATGAACCCCCTGGCGCGGAATGGCGAATCCAGCAAAATAAAGATTTGGATGGATGGGTTCTCAAATGTGTGTCGCAGGAGGAAGTTAACGCATATGTCAGGGCGAAAGCTGCCGATCTCAATAGTGACGCTGATGTAATCGAAGCATTCATGAGAAACAAGGATTCGGTAAGACAATCATTTTTTCACGACTTTGAAAACAAGACCTTCCAGGAAGTGGAAGAACTATTAGGCCAAAGGAACATTATGGAATCAGCAGAGACTATCTTTGAAATGGCAGATCCGGATGTAATTGATTCTTCCAACTGGGAATATGCCTTGGACGAAGCCGATAGTTTTTATGATATTTCTAACATTTTCAAAATTTTGTTTCGGGTGCCCACAGATGCGGAGGCGTCTCCCTATTTCGAGGCCACTGACCGCAGCATTATCGTGCCGATTGATAAATTGGTTCGGCGTGAAAAGCCGACCCCTAAACGTCTTGAACATGCCCACCAATACATGAAAGACGTCCAGGCAGGGACCGGAAAAAAGCGCGGCCCTATTCATGCCCTGGCTATGGGAAACGGGAAATATAAGATCCTGGACGGCAACACGACATTGCAGGCACTCAAAGACCTTGGCGAGGGGCATGCGGTTGTCGAGGTCAAGAAAACCTTGAAACAGCAGGGCGTCGAGACCATGGACGATCTGTATGAGCAGGCAGCCGAAGCGCAACCCCTGTTCACGGATTTCATGGAAAAGTGGGGTGCCAAAACCGGCGGCAAAGTGATGATAAGGCCGGGGCTGAAAAGCAAGAAACGTTCCATAGAAAAGGTTAATGCGGATAAGCACGGAACCTTTGCTGGGCTGAAAGACATCCTGGCCGGGACGTTGGTGTTCGATACTGTCAATGAGACAGCAAGGGCGTTCAGGATGCTGGAACATGAAGACTGCGTTTTCCGGCTCAAAAACCGTTACGAAACACCCCTGCCAAGTGGATATCGGGATATCTTCATGAACATTTCTCTCCCAAACGGTCACATTGCAGAGTTGCAACTAAACACGCAGTCAATGATCGATGCCAAGGAAAAGGGGTTGGGGCATGAGATTTATGACATAACAAGACAGCTATCCCCGGTTGCGGAAAAGGCAGAGGGGGATACCCGGTTTGTGGCGCGGGGAGTGATGGAAGAATTAAACGATTTAAGTCGGAAGGTTTATGCTGAAGCGGCCCGCTCTTCCTCCTCTTCCCGTGTCAAATCGTCTGCTAAAACTTTAGCTTCTGTCTCGGAAATGACGCGAGAGTTTGACCTGATCCTGAAAGCCATGTCAGGATCATCAACTTTAGCCCAAGTAGACCTGTCGCTTCCCCCCATGGAGAATGTCTCCCAAGAATCCTTATCAAAGGCGAAGGGGGACTCTTCATCGTACAATAAATATTCAACCATAAGTTTTCCTCCCGGTGATAATGTTACAGAAAATCTAACAGAATCAATGTCGAAAGTCAAGCACATTGTAGGGAATCCGACATCTGCTTTTTTGTTCGACAATACGCCTGTCAAGATGCAATACGCGATTGTGGAAGTAGGGGACTTAAAGACTTCCCATGATGACAGCATGGCATTATCCAAGGATTATCCTCAAGAAGTACAACCCCGGCAACGTGACCGGGGGGCTATGCAGCTACAAATTAAAGAGATGGCAAACAAGCTAAATCCCGAAAGGATGGCGGCGAGCCCCCAAGCATCGACCGGTGCTCCTATTGCTGGGCCGGATTTGGCAGTGGAATCCGGGAACGGGCGAACTATGGCGCTCCGGGCCGCCTATAGCGTTGGGGAAAAGGGGAAGGAATACCGTGAATGGCTAATCCAACACTCTCAAGAATTCGGCATGGCCGGAACTGACGTGGCGAACATGGAAATGCCTGTCCTGGTGCGTATGCGCGTGGGGAAAGTGGCGGATCGTGCTCAGTTTGCGCGGGATGCCAACAAAGACGAACTGGCGCAAATGTCACCCGTTGAGGTTGCCAAGATGGACGCAGAGACCCTCACGGAATCGGATCTTTCCATATTCGCGCCTTCCGAGGACGGCAACATAGCGGCTTCTTCTAATACGGCTTTCATTAAACGATATATCCAGAAATTAGGGGTAAACGAGTCGGCGGGATACTTGACGGCGGACGGACGGCCCACGAAACAGTTGATTGACCGGATTCAGGCAGCCATTTTCCAAAAAGCCTATGAAGATGAGTCTGTGTTGGCCCTGGTAGCAGAAGAGACCAACCCGGATCTACGAAACATCCTGAACGGCCTCACGTTTGCGGCAAAAGATTTCGTGAAAGCCCGGGCGTTTGCAGAAGATTTTGACGGGATCGATATTCCTAAACATGCGATTGCAGCCGGGGCGCTGGTGCGAAAATCCCGTGAAGAGAATGTCGTAATCGATGAAATTTTATCCCAAGGGGGCCTGTTTGGGGATATTCCGGAAGGGACAGAGGCGTTTGCGCGGTTTATTGACAAGCATATCAGAAGCGGGAAACGGATCGGCAGGGTGCTCCAGGTGGCGGCGGATATCCTCCAGGATCATCTATCCATGCGTGATCAAGAGTCCTTGTTCGAAAAACCAGCACCTCCCACCGAGGTGGAAATCATCAATCGGGCGATTGCACAAGTGGAAGAAGAATACTCAGATAAAAACGGAAACCTTTTTGAGTCGGCAAGCGGAGAACTGTCAATGAAACAGGATGATCCCATTTTTGAAACATCCGGCATAGTGTCATGGTCAATCCCGATAAAAAGAGCGAAAACCCTGGATGACATCAAGTCTGTGTTCGTCAGGCTGTTTGGCGTCGCGGCCATGAAAATCAAGAAAAGCATCACCGACTACAAGGATGATGGAAATAGCGATTACGGTCTGAAGATGAAAGGGAAAAAGGCCCGTGAAGAGTTGAACACCAAGGCACGTGAAATCATTGCGCGTGTGAATGATCCGGGAAAGCTGACGCAAGAAGAAATCGGGATTCTGAAACAGTATTCTGGGAAGGGTGGTCTGACAGAGAACTCGCAATATGAGTATTACACACCTACCCATGTGGCCGAAGGGGTGTGGGATGCCATTTTGGCGAACGGTTTCGAGAACGGAAATATCCTGGATCCATCGACAGGGGCTGGCGTGTTTTCCGGGACCAAACCCAAGGGCGCTATTATGACCGGGTGCGACCTGGATTCAACGGGATCGAAAATCGCACAACTTCTGAATCCTGAAGATAGTATCCAAAATAGGCCCTTTGAACAGCTTGTGATGGAAACCCCGGATGATACCTTTGATGGGTGTATCACCAACGTGCCATTCGGGGATGCCCGGGGGGCCTGTGCTCATGATGATCCGGCGTATAAAAACGAAAAGCGGATCGAGCGATATTTCATCCTCCGTGCCCTGGACAAAATTAAGCCAGGAAAGCTGGCGTGTTTCGTGGCACCGGTCAATATCGTAGGGGCTAAGGGTGGGAAATGGACGCAATTTCGTACAGCGGTATCGAAAAAGGCGGAATTCCTGGGCGCGCACAAACTCCCCAGCAAGACGTTTGCGGCCCAAGGGACGGATACTGTAGTTGATATCGTGGTGTTCAAAAAACACCCCAGGGATCTCCTGGAAAAGATTGATAGCATCCACCTGGAAACCCTGCAGGAAGCCAGTGTATTGTGGGATCAGTTTATATCCGGGGAATACTGGAAGGGTGAAGGCCGGAAATACATTATGGGCAAGTACACCCCCAAAGTTGAGGGAGATCGTTGGAGCAGGGAAACAGTCGATGGAGATATTGATAACGAGGGCCTCAAGCGCAAGCTTGCAATACGGTTCTCCAGCCGGATTGATTGGGATGCTCTGGAAATAGCGGAACCCGTGGTAAAGAATTATGCCGAGGGAGATCGGCGCATTATCAATAGTGAAGAGTACGAACTGCAAGCCGGTGACTGGGTGAAAATCCATAAGGCGGGATCCGGCGACGGCATGGTGTTGGAGGCGGCCAAGTATGGCGCAAAAACGTATGGTGAATTGGAAAGCATTCTATCATCCCCTAAAACGGCCTTACAGCTCACGGCGGATCAGGCGTTTGCCTCGTGGAAGGCCTTCCCGGACCTCATGAGCCCCTTCCATGCACAATCGATTGAATTTGCCATGTCTCAACCCAGGGCTGAATTCCGCGAACAGGTCTGGCGTGGATCGGTTATCGGCGGCATGATCGGTCGGTTGAAGGCGGCGGCGGAGGGTGATGATGCGACTGATGCGGACGCCATGCGGTCCGAATTGCAGGATATTGTTGTGGCGGAAGTCGAGAAATACGGCCACCCGAAGAACAATAAGGGTTTGGTCCTGACCGGGGAAAGCTCACGGATGTTTGGCTTATTTCTGAATGCGATGGACGAAACCGGGAATTTTTCAGACCTGCTATCCGGCCAGGTGGCGAACGATCACATGGAATTTGACGTAACCAATCTGCGGTCGATTGTAGAACACCTGAATATCCGGGAGGGTATTGAGAACATCGAACTGGAGGATGTACAAAAATTATATGCGGGGAATCGCAAAATCGAATCCCTGGGGGATATCGCAGAAGACGATGCCGTGGCTGTTACCCCGGAAGGCATGATTATGCCCCTGGGCCGGTACTGCAGCGGGGACATTTATCCGAAATTGCAGGAAATGACAAAAGCTATGGCCGATGAAACAGACCCCCGGATTACGGCCAAATACCAAAAACAGATCGATTACATCATGAAGCGGCGGAGAAGCACGAAATCGGAGGACATTGATTTTGGTCTGAGGCAAAAATGGTTCAGCCGGAAATACGTAGTGGATTTTCTCCGAGACAACGGATATCCGAGTATACGATATGGTGTATGGAAGAAAATTGAGGAGGAGGACCCAGTTACCGGTGAGAAGACGTTAAAAGACCAGTTTGTTGAAGACCCCACCGACCCGTTTGGGAAATTTATTGGGTATGAAACCGCTTCTGGTTGGATGAAGCAGCTCAATAAGTACCTGAACGGCAAAAATGTCACATCATCCAAGAAAGATACCAAAGAGGCATACCAGGGGAACGCAAGGGCGCTTGAGGAACAATTCCAGGTGTGGATGCAGCAGCATGGGGATATCCTTGAACTGGTAGAGAGGTATAATCAGAAATTTAATGGATATTTGGAACATGAATATGGCGGCGTAGGACTGAAACTTAAAGGGGTTTCTCCGCAGGTGAAGCTCCACGATTTCCAATCGGCGGCCATACAACGGCTGTCGGAAGAGGGCCGGGGATGTTTGGCCTTTGACGTGGGACTCGGAAAGACCTTCTCTGCCTTGGGCCTTTACGCCTACAACAAACAGATGGGCCGGTCAAAAAAGACCTGTATCGTAGTTCCGAATGCCGTGTTAGCCAACTGGTATCATTCGTCCAAGAAATTCTTAGGGAACCATGATGGCGTGCTCACAGTCGGTTTTAAACCGAAAACCGATAAGGATGGCAATATTAAGCGGGAGGTTGTGAAAGACGAGCGGGGAAACCCGAAAAAGAACAAGCATACGGGGGAACTGGAGTACCGTGACGCGCTGGTCCGTACAGACAGCAAGGAACAAGTATGGGAAGATATGTGGAAAATACCCCAGGGAAATTACAGTTTAGTCATTATGACAAAAGAGAAGTATGGCACCATTCCCATGCGGCCCAGCACGAAGCGCGGGTTTGCTAACAAGATGGTTGACAGGGCGCTAATCAGCGAAAAGCAGGCGGATAAGGCGGTCAATGAAAACAGCCAAGGTGCTGCTGCTGGTGGTGGGCGTGAACGCAGCCGATCCTATCAAGGCGATAAGGACCGGTTGAACCTGGCGCAGAAGTATTCCGATGAAGGCACCCAGAAGAAGGGTGAACTTCCGTTTTTTGAGGACATGGGTTTCACTGATGTGATTGTAGACGAGTGCCACGAATTCAAAAATTCCTATGAAGCAGGTGAGAACACTAAACAAATCGCCTACCTGCCAACAGCGCCTTCTGCACAACGAGCCCTCGACATGGCGATGAAAATGAACTACCTCCGGGGTGCCAACGGCGGTCGGGGGGCATACCTGCTATCGGCCACTCCTGTGACCAACAGCCCATTTGAAATCTATAATATACTGTCACTGTGCTGCCCTATAGATGAATTTGAGCGATTTGGCATCTATACTGTGGATGATTTCGTGCGGGTGTTTGGATATATCGAAATAGTCGATAAAGTAAAGGTTTCCGGGGACGTGGCGAGCGTGGAGGGTTTGACCGGTTTTCAAAATCTGGACGGTCTACGAAACCTGTACCACAAATACACCATTATGAAGAATGCACAAGACGTGGATTTGCCCTTACCTCCTCACGACGAACACAACGACATGGTAGATCTGACGGATGAACAACAGGCAGTGTACGACGAACTTAGGGAAAGGGCTAAGGCTGCTGCAAAACCCGGTTCCGAGGAAAGCATGTTTACGGTGATGCGCGACATGGACAGGGTGACTACAGACATGGACCTGTATCATCACACCATGACTTTTCATTTTGCGGTGAAAGACAAGGACAAGGTGGACGCCATTATTGACAAGATGCCAAATGCAATTACGGCCAAAATCGTAGAAGAAGGCGAGCGGATAACACAGAATATCCCATTTGAGCACTCGACCCGGATGGAAGGGGATACCTATGTGTTGGTAGTGCCGGAGGATTTTGAAAATCTGATTGTCTCAAAATTCCCCGAGATGCACATTGATGAAGCTGACGTCGGGCACCCGATAACCCCGAAATACGCCAAGCTGGTTGAGAGATTGAGAAAGCATTTTGAGGAGAAGGGAAAGCAACTTGTGTTCACGGAGGAAAAATCACAGCATGATAAAATACGGCGGTTGATTGTGAATGAGGTTCCCCTCTGGAAAGATGTGATAGGCATTATAAATGCGGATACTGCCAACGGCGCGAAGCTGCAACAGATATCCAACCTGTATAACAGCGGCAAGCTGAAAATCATTGTGGCGAACAAAAAAGCCGAGGTGGGGGTGAATCTGCAAAAAGGGACCACTGCTGTACACCACCTGACCCTGCCATGGACCCCGGCCAGCATCCAGCAGCGCAACGGGCGCGGCGTCAGACAGGGGAATACGGCAGAGCATATTGATATTTACTACTATTTAGGGAAAGGATCATTCGACCAGTACCGTCTGGATCTTTTAAAGAAGAAATCCAATTGGATGACGGAGTTGTTTAAGGGCAAGGGCGCGCGGGCCGAAAACGCCAATGCGTTGGATCAGGACGATTATGTGGACATGCTGGATGCTGACCCGGAAGAGGCTAAAAAACACCGGATGGAAAAGCTGGCAAAAAAGGCGGCGGAACGGAAGGCCCGGGAAGCTATGATATCTGTCAACAGCCTGCAGGTGTTGGCCAGTGCTTCGCACACGCTCCAAAATCTGGATGCGACTAAAGAGGCGGATCGGGCCAAACTGGAAAAGAATATCCAGGTCCGGGAAGAGAAATTGCGGAAGTATGAGGTGCGGGTTGCGGATATATATGAAGGTGAGAAAATCCGGGCGAAGCTGAGAGGGCTAATCGAAACAACCAAACGGTCCCTGGATAACGCTAAAAACCGTTTATCAAGCCTGGATGTGGATTACGCTAAAAAGAAAACCACCCTGGAAGCCCGTGTCAAGCAGGTGTCGGGAATGTTGCGTCACAGAGCACAGAAAGAGGGTCTTCCGTTTGACGAATCCCTAATTGACCATCCTGAAAACGCGGTGGCGTCCTTGACCGGCGTGGTGGTGGCAAAGGGGGATACCTACGAAATCCTCACGGCGGATGACAACGACCATGCAGCCCCCCGGTTGCGGCAAATGTATGGCGGGAGGCTATTGCAAATCACCGAAGTGAACCCAAAACAGAAATGGATTAAGTTTGAAAGTGTGACGAATTACATCAATATACCCCAAGAATATCAAGAGGGTAGCGGTAGTGTAACGCCTATTGGCATGTGGCCCGCGAAAGATATGAAAAAGGTTTCGTATTCCGAAGACGAAATCGCACTGAAAAAGATGATGAGTCAGGAATGGCATTATATTGATCTGGTCGAGGGGAAGCTCAGTAAGGAGTTATTCCTGGATCACGTCCATGAAATCAATATTGCGCGACAAGATGATTGTCTGGTGCGCACCAATGATGGACTGGATGCAATGGGATTCAGCGAAATTGAAGATAAACGCCAAATTGTGTACCCGGAACCCCAGGATGAAAATTTCCGGAAAGAAGTCTGTGAGATGTTCCTTGAATATCAACGGAAAAACCTGGTGAAAGGTAGTGTACTATATGTGATGAACGTGCTTTTTGGCAGCGATTGGCGGCAAACTGCTATGTCATACGGCACAATGGCGACGGAAACGCAACTGCGGACGGCCGCGGCCGAGGCCTTGCGATATGTCATGGACGAACTGCTTCCAGACGATGATGGGTCTGTGATGATCGTTAAAGCACGGATGAACAAGCTAAATGAGAAATATCATGAAGGTTTAGCTCTTGCCCAAAAAAACCTGGCGGGGGCCGTAGACAACCTGGATGCGCTTGACGACATTTGGATGCAGTTGCAGCACATTGAAATCGACAAGATGATGCTGGAGAAAGAGCGGCGGGAAGAGGAAGAGAAACGGAAGGCGTTTGAAGATCTGAAAAAAGACCCGAACTATAAGGAAGTCCCAGCCAATGTTGCCGATGCGTTTCAGAACCTTGGAGTTACGGTCAAAACGAACATGACAAATATGGTGGCACCGGGATTTAAGGGAAGACGCGGCACACAGTATGAACCCTTTGCGCGATGGTTTTTACAAGACGTGCATGCTAAATCCGGCAAACTTTTCCGAGCTAAAGATATACTGAAAACGCGATATCGGGCGAGTTTCTTTAAAAATGCAGACGATAATTTTCAGGGGGCCTGGTGGCATATTCCAAGCAGCGTCGATCTGAAAGAAGTCTATGAACTCTTAGAGTAGGAGGCGAAGAATGAGGATTCAACAGCCCACGAAAGACGAACTGACCCCATTTTTTATTGAAGCGACCGCAAATCAGACCGCGGCCGAATGGGAAACGAAAATGTTGAGCGGGATCGCTGGCATCCTGCGAAAACAGCCCTTGCGTTATCGGACCTATGGCCCGTATTGGTGGCTGGTAAAGGCGATATTGATTGATCATGGCATCACTGATTTTGGGGGACATATTGACCAAGAATGGTTTGATGCTCTGGATTATGGCGATCCCGTCTACAATCTTTTGGCGGCATGGGCATATGAAGATACGCGATTTATGCCAGGGCAAATGGCGGAGAATCCTTACCACGCTTTGGAAACTGAGGACGGAGACTCGATTGATTATACCTCCGGCGATGAGGAAATGGAAATACGGGCGTTATCCAAAAATATAAGGAGAAAATAAAATGATAACACAACTCAAAATCACGAATTACAAATCGTCTCCCGTTGTTTTTCGAGGGACCGGCTTTTATATCAATATTCCGGGTGATGCGGTGGAACTTGAGGCCCAAATTCCATCCGAAAACGCATCTGCGAATATCCAAAATCTGGAGGTTGAACACCCGTATCTGTCCATTACAGCCCTCGGGGTGGAAGAGGGTGTCCCAACAAATGATACCATCTATGTTGCCCCTGATTACCTGGTTGACGAAAACTATCAAGGTGTTTGGGATGCCAGTTCGGGCGAGGACCCGCACGAATTACCGGAAGCTGGATGGTATTGGCGCGTGACGGTCCCTGGGTCCCATCCCCTCGATGGCATTGCATCCTGGGATGCTGGAAATCATGTCAAGTGGAACGGCGAACGATGGATAAAGATTATCACATGGGTGCAGGCGCACGAAAAGTTGTCTGGCATGCTGGGGGGGGCAATCAATGAGCATTATCATTTAACGGCCGAGGACTACGCCATGGTCGCAGCTCAGGGTCAGACGTTATCACCCGATAGCAGCCCTACCTTTGCAGGTCTCACAGTCGAGAATTTCACGCTGGATGGCGGCGTTTTGGGGGAATAAGCTATGATTGTATCAAACGTTAAACTGGAAAATTTTAGCGGCGGTGAGAAACATATAGTAGCACAATACACGGATATCGTCATACCAGCGTTTGCATTCGGGGAAGATGCGATAATCGGTCAGATCCCAGCGGATATTGCGGTTGATGTATTGTCTGATTTTGTAGAACGATGTCCTACTGTAAAATATGTAATATTGGGGAATGAAGACACAGAAATAGTTGCTCAAAACTGGGACGGCGGGGTTTTGCCGCGAATAATCGAAGGAGGTCAATTGTAAAATGAGCCATGTAATTAAGTTTAAACGAGGACAAGCGGATGATGTAGACGCCTACACACCGGTCGAAGGGGAGCCCGTATTCGATCTGGAACGTAAAGAGCTTCGTGTAGGGGACGGGTTAACGGTAGGTGGGCATGTTCTTGGGAGAGCGGTTTCCCTGGATTCGCAAGTTGTAGATACGGGGGTAATTGCTGTTGATACAATTGTCGATACGGTAGCCCGGGGGGCTATTTGGCATTACGTAGTAGACAAGGGTGATGGGGCCAATATGCGGACCGGTCGAATCCAGGCATGTTGGGATCGAGAAGAGGACGGGGCCATCGCCCCGATACCAGAGGAAGCCAGCCCGGATATCGGCACAACTCTGGAAGCGGTATCATTTTCAATTGAAAAAGATGGCCATGACGTCCAACTGAAATGCGAAGCGACCAGCGATGATTGGACGGTGGATCTCACAAGAATTCTTATCGGTTAAGAAGGAGAAAAAACGATGAACAGAAAATTGATAATTTCTTTGATGGTAATCCCCCTACTTTTTGGAGGATTTGCATATGCGGAAACTAAAACTCTTTTGGGTGATCTTCGGATTTACAACCCAGATCCTACGATATTTTTGTCTCCCCCCACAACCGGGGAGACAAAAGCATGGATCGGGATACGTGAGGATGCCGGGGGTGACAACAACGATTCTATAATGTTTGGAATTGGCAACGATAAAGCCTCGGGAGAGATTGTTGAAATCGACAAAGACGGGACACCGGTCAGGGTGCCAATGAAGTCTATGCTATGGACCAGGACCTGGAGACGACTGATACACCGGAGTTTGTTGGGGTGACGTTGTCAGGTGTATCAGCGTCATTGCCCGTTTTTACAGATGGATCAAAAGGGCTTATCACTTCCGGCACTGTCCCCATTGATCGGGGAGGAACTGGCCAGACGACGGCGGCTGAGGCATTCGGGGCATTAAAACAGGATGCGACTGATGAAGCTACAGGGGTTGTCGAATTTTCAACTGATGCCGAGATTGTTACGGGGTCTGCAACAGACAAGGCAACCACGCCAGCCAACATTGCGGCCAAACTGGCGGCACCTGGGGCCATCGGGGGACACCGGTCAGGGTGCCAATGAAGTCTATGCTATGGACCAGGACCTGGAGACGACTGATACACCGGAGTTTGTTGGGGTGACGTTGTCAGGTGTATCAGCGTCATTGCCCGTTTTTACAGATGGATCAAAAGGGCTTATCACTCAAACCACTGCCCAAGCCCAAGCGGCATTAGGCGTATATGCTGGAAGCGGCACATTTAACAGCACAACCGGCGTGGCCATTTCAATCGGTGCGACTCTGACAGGGACCACCTATATGGTAACAATTACACCAACGGCTGATCCGCTTAATGTTGGCAGCATCTACGTGGTTAGCAAAGCAACCGATGGATACACAGTTAAATGCACAGGGTCCGATACGTCATGTACGTTTGATTGGATACTGATCGACAAAAATTAAGGAGGCAAGATATGACTATTACAAACAAATCAATCGGTGGAATTGTTGATGCGCTAAACGGCGTAACCGCAGACGTGTATGCAACCGGAGAGGAAGCAAGGGGACTGTCGGAAGCGGCAAAGGTTATCAGCCCAGCGACCCTGGGCAATGTCCTGGAAACCATGGGTCTCATGTCCGCCTACGGCGTCCGATGGGACACAAGCGCAAGTTCCCCGGCAATGGTAAAGGGGGTTGTCGCGGCGGGCGTGTTTGTCCCGTTTGACTATCAGGAATTTCCGGTCCAACAGGCGATGAAACGCTGCATCCTGAATAGCTCGACAGTCTTTCAGTATTTTTTACATCCCGAGGACGCGAATTATAAGGAAAACGGTGATGCTGCAAATATTGACGGTACGGACGGCCAAGTGATGGTCCAGACCAAACGGTTTGAGTTTATTGACGAGGTTGACGGGGATTATCGTTACCTGTTGATTGGATTCAACCCGTTTTACCTGACCAAATCGGATGAGTCACAGGTTTTTAGCGTGAATCATCCTTGGTTCCTGGGGGGTGGCGATCTATCGGATTACAAATATTTCTCCGCATTTGAGGGTGTCCTGTATGATGACACAGCGGGCAGTTATGTGGACGGAACTGGCAGTAGCTTATATGCGGCAGGGGATAAAATCCATAGCGTTTACGGCTACATCCCCATGACCTACATTAACCGCACGGAATTGCGAACCGCGTGTGCGGTGGATGGGAGCTATTACCAAAATTGCTACTGGGCCGATCATGCCATGATCCTGTTGTATTTAACAGAGTATGCGAATTGGTACAGTCAGTCTGCAACCTATGGCATCCCCGGTTACACAGAGGGCGGCGCATGGGACCTCGCCAAACGATGTAAAACCGGGATTACAGCTACATTAGGGAACGTCTCCGGCTCGGTGACATACGGTGATGCACTATCGGCATTGAGATGTAGCAATGATTTCTCAGGTACTCCGGATATCATCATAGCAAATTCATTCCGTGGAATTGAGAATTTTTACGGGCACCTTTGGAAATGGCTTGACGGGATAAATGTCGAATTCGTAGGTGATCCCCTAACTGACGCAAATGTCTATGTCTGTAATAATCCGGCTAATTTTGCGGACGACACGGATACTAATTATGACGACATGGGAATTGATCTACCGCTGACATCTGGTTATCAGTCCGCACTACACGCGGATACGTTTCTACCGTCTTCCGTGTCCGGGGGCGGCTCGGATACATTCATAACCGACTATTCCTACGCGAGTTCTTCCGCCGGTTGGCGGGCGCTTCTGTCGGGGGGCGGCCTCGATGCTGGCGCGATGGCGGGGGTGGCTTATCGCGCTGCGAGTGCCGCGGCTTCGGATCGCTATGGTGCTGTCGGCGGTCGGTCGGCTGCTTAAAAAATGAACCTGATTCACAAAACGAATAGGGCAACAACACGCAAGGCGCAAGGCGCACGCGGTTGCCCGGTTTTCTCGGGTTTCGGGCGGATTCCGCCGGTTGGCGGGCGCTTCTGTCAGGGGGCAACCTCAATAATGGCGCGAATGCGGGGGTCGCTTATCGCAATGCGAATAACACGGCTTCGAATCGCAATGATAATATCGGCGGTCGGTCAGCTACTTGTGATCAACCGACCGTCCGAAACCTCGCCACTTGGCGAAACACATAACGCCTCCCGTTACAGATCGGTAAGGCAAAACTGAACATCTGGGGAGCAACACAAGCACAGTAGTAGTATTATGAAGCGATACGGGAATTTATATCCGAAAATCTATAACACGGGCAATATCCTTCTTGCCCATGAAAATGCCAGACGCGGCAAACGATTTTACGAAGAAGTAAAGATGATCGACGCAAACCCGGAGAAATACGTGGCCAGGATTCATAATATACTCAAAAACAAGACATTCCGAAATGCTGAATATGTACGGTTTCAGAGGGTTGAGGGAAACAAATTGCGCGATATCGCAAAATTGCCTTATTATCCGGACCGAATCATACACCACTGCATTATGAATGTTTTAGAGCCTATTTGGATGCGGTTGTTTATTCGAGACACATATTCGTCCATGAAAGGACGTGGAATTCATGACGGTGTGCGACGGATGAACAGATTTCTTAATGACGAACAGGGGACCAGCTATTGCCTGAAACTGGATGTCCGAAAGTTTTACCAGTCCATCAATCATGATGTTTTGAAAGCCATTGTCCGCAAGAAAATAAAATGCCCGGACACACTGTGGCTTCTTGATGAAATCATTGACAGTGCTCCGGGAGTTCCGATTGGGAATTACCTCAGCCAGTATTTGGCAAACCTGTATCTCACATATTTCGATCACTGGATGAAGGAAAAAAAGCGCTGTCGGTATTACGCACGCTATTGTGATGATATCGTAGTTTTAAATTCAGACAAATCCGTTCTTCATCCACTCTTTTTTGAGATTCAACGCTACCTCAGTACGAATTTAAAATTGACCGTTAAGGGCGATTGGCAGATATTCCCAACCAGTATCCGCGGCATTGATTTTTTAGGATACCGGTTTTTTGGCAGCCACACTTTAATCCGAAAATCAATTTCAACGGCATTCAAAAGACGATCTGCGAAGATCGTTAAGCAGAACAAGGCCACAGACAGCGACATTTGCGCGATCATGAGTTATTTCGGATGGTTTGTGCACGCTAACGGCCGAAACCTGTGGCGAAAATACGCAACATTGACACAAAAACAGATTGCCGAAGCAGCAACGGCATTAAATATTAAAAACCCTTATTATTCGAAAGGAGCGGCAAATGTACAGTTACAGTATGGATCAGCCTAATATAGAAAAATACGATGATCAGCAGTACCGGGTGCCATTTTGTATTGAGCAGGTAACGGTGGGTGAGGGTGAAGAGGGAACGCAGCAATACCGTGCACGGTCTCTTTTTGTTCTTAAAAACCCGTCATTGGCTGAAAAACAGGCGTTGATTGCCCGGAAACTGAATGAGGACATTGGGGCCTATATTTACGGCTACTACGATGCCGGTACACAGCAGACGTTCCAGGCCATGATCGCAATGGATGACGTGCCGGAAGAAACTAAAACAGCCATTAAGGCCATTTTCCCTTGGATACAAAGTTGTTTGGGTTACTACTACACCAAAAAAGCCGAAATCCTGGCATCCAGCACACCGGAGTTGATTATGTGGAATTTCAGCCAGTTTGATACAACAAAACCAGATGTGTCTTTAAGCAGCATCGTCAGCGGGTCTTAAATTATGGGCGCCGTTGTCGATATAGAGTCACGTTCTAAACGTAAATGTTTTTCAGATTTTTCAAAAGAAACCCCGGCATTGGAAGGTAAAAAATGCAAGATTGAAGACATCCTCGGAGAAGAAATCGAAATTACCGGCTATCGCATTTTAACGAGCAAATATCCAAAGGGCGATGCGACCGAATGTTTGACACTTCAATTCCGCTTAAAAGGTGAAACCATGATTGTTTTCACGGGGAGCAAGGTTTTGGCAAGGCAAATCGGACAGTACGCGGATGAAATACCGTTTTTTGCCCAAATAAAACGGGTTGCCCGGTACTATACGTTTTCGTGAGAATTATGATGAAACACAGAAAACTTTCAACTGTTTTGGTTTTTATTTCCCTGGATTACGCAACGTGGATTCAAAGCAATGAGCGTATCGACGGGTTTACCTGTGCTTTTGCCTTTACGTGGAGGTTCGAAAGTGATTGAGCGATTCAAAAAAGCATGGATCGAAGAATGCCGTATTATGCCGTCTGACTTGATTACGATGGCAATGGGAGCTTTCTGGTTCGTGCTGGGGTTATGTGTGGGGTTGATGATTTGACTTTTTCTTTGGGGTTCTAAATGGCAAAAAAAGACAAGCCTGAAAGCAAAAAAACACTATGGCGGCGCCTCTTTCCAGGATTTCAAACGCCGGAAGAGGAAAAAACACCTATTGACAACATGCCGGTCACAACCGGCGAAGGTGCAGATTGGTTGCTGCCCACTCAGGCCAGCGAGGCCGGAGAAACGGCAGGGTCCACTATGGGCGACGACGACACTATCGCCCTGGGTGTTTTCCCCAAAAACAGGCTTGCCAAATATGCCATTCTGGATACGATGGCGGTCGATCCGACCATTGATAGTGCTATTAAAATGCATATCTCCCATGCCCTTTCCGCCGACCCGAACACGGGCGAAATCGTGACTATCGAAAGCACAGCGGACGAAGACGACCCCATAACGGTTGATCTCCGCAATACGTTCAAAGAGGTCATTAACCAAAGCTGTCATTCCTGGGCGTACAATGCCGCAAAATACGGGTGTTGGTTTGCCCGGGTTTATGGGGGGCAAAAAACTGGGGTAAAACTCGTACGCTCTGATTTCTATACCCATCCGCGATTCAACATGATCTACGAGCGGGCCGGGCAGTTGGTAGGGTTCTCCTCTGCATATCAGGGACCCTATGGCGGGGGTCTCCGGTTGATGGAACCCTGGAAGTATATCGTATTCCGCATACCTCATTGGTCAACAAATACCGATTTAGAGCCCACGCGGTACGAGGAGATACCGTTTGATATTGCATCGGATGATTACGGCGCTGAGGGGCTTGTCGAATCACAGAACTATGGCCAAAGCCTGATCGAGACGGCGTTCCATCCTTGGCTGGATTTGATGGATGCAATCCAGTCATTGAAGATGTCACGGAAAAATGCGGCACGCCTTGAGCGGTTAGTCGGGGTGAATACAGGGAAACTGACGCCTCAAAAAGCAGCCCTGTATCTGAATACAGTAGCGCAACAGCTACAGAAAACAGAGGAACGAAAAGCGATCGATTCGTTTCGCCGTGGTTATATCCAGACCGCTATCAACAGACTTATCCCAATTTGGGGGGACGGCAAGGGGCGACTTGAAATTTCAACGGTGGAAGGCAATCCGAACATTGAGGCGCTTACTGACGTGGAGTTTCACATAAAACGTATGGGGTCCGCATTAGGGATCGATCCGGCCCTTCTGGGATTCGGCGAAATGCTTTCCGGGGGGCTTGGAGATGGGGGGTTTTTCCGAATCAGCATTCTTGCTGCTATAAAAGCCAGCATGCTACGGAGATCACTTTTGACGGGTCTGGAGCGTCTTTTCGACATTCATGTCGCTTACAAATTCAACAAGGCCTTTCTCCCAGGTCAAAAGCCCTGGCGAGTCGTTTTCAACTCTGTATCCACTGCCATGGAAAGAGAAGATGCCGAGAACCGGGAGGCCCGGGTAAACTTCGCTATGCTGGTAGCTCAATTGATCCAGACTTTGGATCCGGAAATGAAAGGGTATGACCCGGCAGCAATGAATAATTGGGTGTATACGGATCTTCTCCAAATGGATGAAGAAAAATTCAAACTGGTATTCAGCAAGCTGAAACCACAGGATGAGGTGAATGACAATGGGACAAGTGATCAAATGTAATTTCAATCTGTTTCGAGAGGGCCGAAAATACACAGGGCATCATCGCAACTATGTTTTAGAATCGGCCCGAAACGTTTGTTTCGCCCCTGAAACGCGGGAACGAATCCGACTGCGTGAGGCCTTTGGGTATTTTGGCCACGGCCGTCGGCAACTCGCGGGCAAATTGAACTTATCTGAAATGGAGACAGTGAAACTCCCCGGAGGACAAACCGTTATTCTGGAAAATGTTCCGAGCAATGTGACCACATTTTTTGAGATTGATGAAGAAGGGGATGTGGAACATCACCAGGAAATCATCGAGAACAATGAATCCGGCAAAATCGTCGCTGGTCTTAATAAATCAAAAATCGGCGGGTTTTCGTGGGCAATGGGGGGCAATGACGGTGGTGCCCATGGAAAAACCCAGACGAGTGCGTTCTATGGATTTGATTATGTCTTGAATCCTGGATTCGCCGAAAATAGGGGATTTCTCTTGGAGAATGCTGATGGAAACACCCGTGATGTAATTTTGGAGAACATCTGCCAGACCGGGGTAAACGAGGACACTGCAGAACGGTACTTGGATAGTTGGCTTGCATCGACACAGCTACACAATATCGAGTTGCAAGAGAAATTGGAGGCCTCGGCAATCTATGAAGACCATCTTCGGGAACATGCTGAAAATACGAAAGAAGAGTTTGACCGAGTGAAAAGCAAGTTGGCCGCTATCCAGGACATAGAAGAAAAGCGTCGCAAAATTATCCTTGAGTCCTCCAGGAAAACCCATATCGCGATCCCTGAAAATGTGCTGGATGCCATCATTGAAATGGCTAATGAAGACGATTTCGAGGTGCTTACCCAATTCTTTGAGTCAGCAAACCAAATTGATATCGCAAGTCTTCCGTTGGAGGGCAATAGCATCGGTGATGTGATTCTGCCTCTTCATCAAACGAAAGAAGCCCCAGAGTATGGAAGTGCTGCTGCGGGGCGCGGGATTTTAATTGATTAATATAGGCAGGTAGGGATTATCGATGGAGATACTCCCTTTTAATACATGAGGGGTGTCATCATGGAGGTTGTATCACAAGTGCTGACAACCGGCAGTATCTTAGGTTTGATCGCTATTATGTTCCGCTGGGTTTGGATGAGGATCGCAAAAATGGAAAAATGTCACAGGGCAACAATGTTCACGGATGCCCAGCAGCCAAGATATGTTACTACTGAGATCTGTGGGCAAAAATTCGACGAGCTGAAAAAGCTGCTGCTCACAATGGACAAAAAACGTGAAAAGGCGAAAGATGTTTTTGCCAATGGGCAGGTGGCCATAGAGAGTCGCTTAACAGCGATCGAAACTCGATTGAAAGGTATGTGAAATGAAAATACCAATAACTGGAGAAATAACCAGGTTAAGACTATGAAACCAAGTATTGAAATTATCCGCCTCGAAGAGCGCTACAGGTACGGCACGTTTGGGGTGTTACGATTGAACAAGGAATTATTCTGTGTAACGCTTGAGCCCCCAGACAGATTGAATAGTAAAGGGATCTCCTCGATCCCAGCACAACAGTATTATTGCTACCCATATATGTCTGGCAAATTCGGCCCTACATGGCGCATCGCAGATATACCAGGTCGAGAGGGGATACTCTTTCATCCTGGGAACACAATACACAACACCTCTGGATGCATATTGTTGGGCGAACATTGGGGGAAATTCCGTGGAAATCGTGCTGTCCTTAATTCTGGTAAAACCCATAGGGAATTTGTCAAGATCCTGGAACCATACGGTATAGCGACTCTGACTATCACGGAACATTATTAATGTAGTGTAGGACTGTGAGATAGCAGAGGTCAAACGGCCATAAAGTGGGTTTATGGCCATATATTGAGAACATCTAACCTTTAACCTTTAGCGAAAGGAGAGCCAAAATGAACGAATTAACACCGAACGAAGGAGTTCCATATTTCGAGACCGTGGCGTTTTCGATGAGCGGGATGGCTTATGCTGAGTATCTCCGGGAATTAATCATCGAGAAAATCGACGATCCTAAACATGTATGGGACGATAGGGTGCTGGCAATGTTTGACGGAATATTTGAGTACAAAGGGTAGGCGGCCATGGTCGCAGCGTTCATGTTCGTCGTAAACAACTGGTTTTGGATCTCAATCCTCCTGGGGATTATTCTTGGAGGATTGAAGATCTTTGCTAAAAAGACCGATTGGGTTTGGGATGATAAGATATTAACGTTATTGCATGGGCTGTTGAGGATGAGCAGGGGGAGGTCGCCGACTCACCAATAGTCATCATTACCCCCCCCATCCCCTTAAATACGGAATGCTGTTTACGTGCCGATATTTTAAAGGGCAGACAAATTTTTTGCCCTCCCTGGACCATACTGCTAAAATCCAATCTCCTTTACCGTCTGGTAACATATCACATTGTTGTTCAACCATATAAATAACGTACGGGTTGGCGCTGAAATCTTCGAATAATAATTCTAATGCGTCTTTCCCCTCTTGTTCCGGCCAAGGGCCACGTGACAAGATCACATACTTGGCTGCTTTAAAGTCTTTGATCGCCTGCAGTTGGTTATCCGGGACCAATAGCCGAACGCACCCCGAGTTGGTTGACAGGTAGAAATATCCTTGTTTAGCATGTTCGCTATCAAAATAGTTGGTGCTCTCGATATTTTTTCCGTCATTGACAACCTCGAATAAACCCATCGATACCTCCGTCCTGGAATTGTCCTGGAATTGTCCTGATTTGTGTGGACAATTTGACAATTTATGACACTTTTGTGAAAAAAATAAGAAAGGCTACATCCCTTTAAGAAAGCAGCCTAAGTTATTGAAATCATTATGGCGGAAGTGCATGGGAATCGAACCCACCTATCGAGGTTTTAGCCCGATACACCGGATTTGAAGTCAGTTGGCCACACCAATAAATTCAATAACTTACAAGCCACTGTCCTGATTTTGTCCTTATTTCCGTTTTCGGATTGGCATAGGTCCGTAATTTATTTTGGCCGATGCCGCCGCTAAATGTTTGGGGGAAACGTGGGTGTAAACCATTGTGGATGCCATGGATTTATGGCGCATCAACTCCTGGATTGTTTTCTCGCCCACATCTTCCATCGCCAAATGCGACCCGAAGGTGTGCCGAAGGTCATGAAACCGTGGTGCTTCGAGACCCGCTGCTCGGACAGCCTTTTTAAATTTCTTCGAAATGGTCTGCCTGGTCTTGAATCTGACAAGATTATCATACCCACGGGCAACACACCGAACCAATATCTCTTTTGCAGCGTCATTGATTGGTATCCAGCTTTCTTTTTTGTTCTTTTGTTTTGGCGAGATCCTTAAAAACCCTTCCGGGTTGTCGATGTCATTGACTGTCAGTCTCAAAATTTCACCAGATCGTAGCCCGGTATAAGCAGACAGCAGAACCACATCGGCAAATTCATCATCGTCAATCTGATTTAAAACGGCTGACAGTTCTTTTTTTGTGAGATACCGAATGGACTCCTCCTCTTTGATTTCCCTGGAGAATTTTGTCCGGTTTTGGAGGTATTCCCATTCGTGAGCTTTGTTTAGCGCACCCCTTAAATGCCGCCTGTTTTTATTGATCGTGGCATCTGCGAGACCAGCCTTTGACATATCCCCTACAAATTTATCAATATGCCGCGTAGTGATATGACCCAATGGAATATCACCCCAACAGTCAATGGCCTTGTTCAAGGCCGTCTGATACCCCTCATACGTTGAATGAGCCTTATTGGTGGCATAGACATGATTCAGGTATTCATCCCGGAATTGTGACAGAGTGATTTTCAGCTTACCGCCAATAGGCGCAACTTTTTTAAGAACTATATCCCGCTTAAATACATTAAACAGCTTTTTTGCGATCCTTTCCTCTTTTGTTTTGAGTGACCGCTTTCGCTGCCTACCAGATTCCTGCCAAATGACATAATAAAATCCGTTTAATGGTCTTTTCCATAAACTTGGCATAGTGGGAAAAGAATATGGGAAGTCAATTCTGGTGTCAACTGATTTCAATTTTTTCCTCCAGATTTGCAAGCACAATCACCAAAGAGATATATAGTGA